CCCATGAGCGGGTTTCTATTCTGCCGACAATATTTATCATTTTGCCTTTGTCAAAGTGCTTACAGATAAATTCTGCCGTGCTACGCCATGCTGTGCAGTTTATGAAGTCCGTCTGCTTATTTCCGTCTGATTGATACTTTCGGTCAATCGCTATTGAAAATGATGTTACAGCAACATTTGACGGTGTGTATTTGAGTTCGGGAGACTGTGTGAGCCTGCCCATGAGTATGCATTTGTTGAGCAATTCTACCACTCCTTTTTATAATATAAATCTGCTTCGTTCCAATCGGGATAACACTCCTTTAAGTAAGCCTTTATACGCTCTCTCATTACTGGTCTTTCCGAAGTATGGTCATAGCTAAAATGGCATTTTGCGCACAAAGTGACTATATTTTGTTCTATACCCAATCCGCCTTGCGCCCTGTTGATGTAGTGTGCGTTCGGCATTGCCCGCCAATCGCCGCAAACCACGCAACGGCCGTTGTCACGCTCCCAAACTCTGTCTTTGACCTTCTTCGGTATGTCGCACGCTTTGCTCCGTCTGCTTTTCACTCCATATCCCCCTTAACCTTTCTAATTCCTGCGGCGTGTCGGTTTCAATGCCGACTTCCTTGCACTCCGAAATTAAACCGTCAATCAAAACATTCATTTCGGCGGTATTCATTTCGCTACTGCCTTTTAAAGCTTTGTAATGCGTAAATTCCGCACCGTTGACCTCGCCTGTGCCGATAGCTTTTGAATATTTGAGGATGCCAACAGGTGAAATATCGGAGCGTAAAGAAAATATAACTGTGTTGCCGTTTTCGTCCTTTTGGTCTTGCCCGTACCGTTGCAATAAGGTAATATGTAACTCATCTTCGCCTGTTTTTAAAACATTTTTTAACTTGTTCAGCAACGTCCAATAATAAGCGTTTTGCGTTAAGGTACGACTATTTCTGTATTCCGTTATAGCCATGTTGAAAAGCTTTCCTGCCTTGCGCTTTATCTCGTCTACGATAACCCTTGCAGCATAATCACTATCTTTGTGTACTTCTACTATCAATAATGTTTTATCGCCGCTGTCGGTTATGTGTAGGTTTGTAAATTTAAGTTTCATACTTTACACCTCGCCATCCGTTCAATTCCCAACAGCTATAAACGTGTGGCATTAAGCCCATTGTATAACCTTCGGTATCGCCGCCTTTGTAAATCTCGCAACCCTCTATTAGTTCCCGTTGCTTCACGATTGCAAATTTGCCGTCTAAATCCCATTTAAATAATAGAGGTTTAATATCACATGGTATCCAGTAAATGCCGTCATACACCCATTTTAGCCGCTCTCCGCATAACGGGCACTGCTCCCAATCCTCACGCTTGTAATGTTTCAGCCATACTCTTTGCCGCATAATCATCTTCCCTGCCCTCCCTAAACTCCGGCATTAGCTGATAATAAGGGATAACCGCTTTAAGTATCTTAGTAGCCCGGCAATAGTCGCACGTATTGCACCGTTTAGGTAATTGCCGCCCCTCTTTTATCATGTTGAAACGGTATAAATTCTTAAACATTCCTTCGATTTCGGCTATGTACTGCTGTTCATGGTTGACGTGTAAAACTGCTTTGTCGGGGTAGTCCTGCTTTGATACGCAAATCAAGAAGAATTGCGGCAAGTCCAGTTCGCCATTTTTAAGCTGTGTATATGCTTCGTCAAAAGTCATTCCTAAAGCGTTCTGGACCTCTATGAGCGAATAAACCGCCGCCCTTAATACATAACCATACATCTCAACAAAAGTCTGTCTAACCTGCTTTACGGGGTTGTAAGAGGTTTCCCAGATGTTAGCCACTGTTTTGTAGTCGATAATAAATCTTGTATCACGGATATATTTATCCATTTTAATCTTGAATTTTGTTTCGCCGATATACCCCGTCATAAAGATTTCATTCTCACCTTGCATGTCGATAAACTGTTTTATAAGAGGGTCTTTTTCAGCAACCTCAATCATTTTTAAAGCTTGTTTGAACGGGGATAATAACTCTAATTCGCCCTCGGGGTTTATGTTCGTTTTGCCGCCTATGACGATTTGAAATGCCTTTGCTTCAAGTGCGGATTCGTAATTTTTTACTGATGATTTTGTAAATATGTCAAGGTTTTCACGCTTGAATTTTGCGTGCGCTTCCTCGCCCTCAAAATATGAATGAAAGAAGTTGCCAACGAGAAATGCCTGCGACGGCTCGTCCACCCACCGCTTTTGCAGTTTTGCTAATTGCTTAGCCTCACATTCCAAAAAGCCTTGATATTGCGAACATGACATATATTCCATATCAGCTTCGGTGGAATAGTAATTATCCTGCGTTAAAATCATTTAGCCCCACCGCCCAATAACTGGTTGATTTCGTCCAACTGCTCTTTTTCTTTCTTGACGTTCAATGTCGGTTTGACTTTCGGCAGTTTGAAGCCGGGCATTTTTTCTTGAAGCAACTCTATGTATGATGTAAATTGAGATTGTGTCATAACGTCTAAAGACTTGATTTTGTAGTGCTTTTTAATCTTTTCAACGTCAATGTGATTGACTAAAATTATTTCGGACAATAGGTTTTTTTGACTATCAGTAATCGTGGCATTTGAATTTGTGAGCATTTCGCTTAACGCTTCGTCCTCGTCTGTTGCTACGTCTGCAAGATAACCCTCATTCTTTGCGCCTGCCGGCAGGAATTCCGGGGGAAGGGTAGGAGTGTTTTTGAATTTATAGCTTTTCCCCACTGGTACTATTTCAACCCACACATTCGGAATGTCGTATAAGTATCTGCCTATTCCCCACTGGACGGCGGCACGTTTCATTGCGCCCGACAATCCGCCTTTTATGCACATGTCATAATCGCCCTCTTGCCTTGAAATCGAATCTGTTCCGCCATCCCATTTGGTTATCCATTCATCACCGACCTTGATAGATATTCCGCAAAGCTGCGCCTTGTCTTTCCACGGCTTATATTCGTTTCGCCAGTTTTCGGGTCCGCATACCTCGTCAAGCCTATTTTGAATTGCCCTGTTCGTGACGTACGCAAGGGCAATGCCTTTTGTTTTATCCCTGTTTGTCGCGCCAACCCTAAACTCTATCTCGTCAGGTCTGAAAAAGTCTTTCAATATGTTTAAATCCATTCCTAAACCTCCCTCACACCATAAAATTTCAACGCACATTCATGCGAACAAAAGATATTACCTTCGTAATCAACGTAGTATGTATAATCATCTGTCATAATCTCTTGGCAGCCTACCTCTGCACATCTGCCGATTATCTTCTGAGGTGTTTCCGGCGGTGTGTGGTATAGCCTTTCGGCTTGTGCTAAATTATTCATTTGACAACCTCGCTTTCATTTGTTATAATTTGGTTAGGTTATTTTTTAAGCCCTTTCAGGCTTGCTCACGTTTGCCGACATGGGCTTTTTAACGGACGAAATTCCATTCAAATAATGTACTCTTTCAGCCGCCTCGTCTTTACTGCCATAATCATAGTCGGTATGCCATTTACCATCCGGGTCATAAAAACCTACCGTGTAAAGGTTCGGTTCGCTTCTAACATATACCCACATTATTTCTTCGCCGCCAGTCCATCTTTAATCATTCCGAACCATAGAACCACAACCCCTACCAATGCCGCCATTATGATAACCACTTGCAAATATGTGGCCCCGTCCCGCGTCGGCGTCATAAGCCAACTGATTATACCGTCAAACATACCGAGGCGGGCGATTATTATAAATGCCATTATGTAAAGCAGAACGATTAAAAATCTGTTCAGATTTCTCATATTACCCACCTCACAGCCTTAACGCCCTTCATTTTGTCACCTTTTAGCCCGGCGGCTTTTTTAGCTTCATAGTCATAATTTTTAACTTGCATAGGTATGCGGACGTTGTCAATAAATTCTTCGCCGCGATAAAGGCTGTAAACATATAAGCCTTCCCGTTTTGCTTCCAAAACTACCTTTTCTTTTTCTGTCAGTCCCTCAACGGCGTTCGCAAGTTTTGATTTTAATTCGCAAACTTGTTCAACCAGTTCAACATTGTATTTACTGAGTTCTTCTATTTTTTTCTTGTAACGTTCCCTGAGTCCCTCGATTTGCTTGCGAAGCCCGTTTGTGATTCTTTCGTGCGTGATTTTCAACATAAGCATTTTCAATCAGCTCCTTTCTTAATAAACCCGATACTTCTTTTATCTCAACATACTCTGATGCCTGAATAATAATTTCCGAAGCGATATGCCTTAACGAAAGTCCGCTTGCCCTTTGTAATTCACGCACAATCGCTTCTGCCTCCGGAGTGATACGTACCATTCCACGTAAATCACTTGGCAAATCTTCCTCTTTGTAAACTTTTAAAACTATTGGTTTCATTTGACAATACAAAATATTTATATCCGCCAAGATAATTTTAAACTCTACGCTTTTGTGTAGGGCTTGTCTTGTTTTGCCTTGCTATGGTTATATTATAGTCCAATTTGAATGAACTGTCAATATTAAAGTTCAGTTTAGGTGGACTTTTGGCACATTCACCAATGTTTTACTATTTAAATTGTTTAAAGTCACCAAATGCGAAAGAGGGGTTAGTTCCCCTCTTTAGTCTTTTCTGCGGTTGTCGGTGTACGGCTCCCGCCTTTGGCCGGGCGGGTCGGCTTGTTAGTTATTGTCATTATACTATCATTGGATGCGGTTTGCAATGGTATTGCCGGGGTTTGTGGCCGGCTCTGCCGCTGTCAAGCGGCTTTAGCGCCTTTATAAGCTCGGCCTGTGCTCGCTCGTAGTTTGTCATAATGTCCTGCTCCTTCCTGCCCTGGTGGGCTATTGTGTGACCTCCTGCAAATACTCTTTTATAAGCTCGTCTAATAACACTTTCTTCTCCTGCCAGTTATATATGCCGTCTGTAATATCCCTTGCGCGTTGCTCGTAACGCTGATTTGTTTCATAGCTGGGGCGGATGTTACCAAATGGCGCATATCCTGTTACTATTGCCGTATTACCAAATGCGTATATATCCGCTCCCCATCCTTCGGCGCGCGTCGTGTATGCTATCGAGCTTTCGCATCTTAACAGGCTTTGCAGGTCACAATATGATACTTGGACAACGTTCTTATATCCCTGTTTGATTGCTTTTTGTGTTGTCTTAAATTTCATTGTTCTTTCTCCTTTCAATTTTTATGCGGCGTTATGCCCAATAGATGATTACTTTGCTTGTGTCGGCCTTGTCTGCCTCTGTCGCCTCGCTGCCTTTTACGGCGGTGTATCCTTTTGCGGCCCAATCTTTCTTGGCTTCTTCAAATGTAATTAGCATTGTTATTTCCCCTCTTTTAGTTTTTCCTCTATTATTTGGCTTATGCTTTTTCCTGTTTCCTCCCGGAGCTTTATCATGCGCTGCTTAAATTCCGCAGATACCGTAAGATTAAGCGGCACCCTATTATCGCCTGCTTCTTCAACTTCGCCAAAAGCTTCTAAATAATCCTCCGCGTCTAAATTTTCCTCCGCCCATTCCCGGGCTTCTTGTGGCGACTATTTTGCCATTTTCGACCAGGGCGGCAAACCCTTTTAGCATTGACACCATTAGACCATCTTGCTCCGGCTCACTCTGCGCTAACCAATTATTAGGTCGTCGGTTGCCATCTCCAAGTAGGCCGCCAAAAACTCGGCCTCGGTGCAGGGTGCCAGGTTGCGGTGTACGGCCTCGCGGATGTCGTCGTCCATGTTGGCGATAACGGCGTCCCATAGTCCGCGCTCCGCGATTGCGGGCATGGCCTCTGCCGTCATATATGTGTTTCCATTGTCTAAGCTAATTTTACGCATTTTAATCCCCTTTCTATGCCCGGCAGCATGTCCTGCCTGCGGCTGTTTTAGTTGTACTCATTATATCATTGATTACACGCATATACAATATGTAAACTGCACAAAGTATAAATTTATTTTAGTGCAAATTGCACAAAAACACAATATATAGTATAATTTTTACAAAATGCTTGACAGTAACCCTGACATATGGTATAATGGTATCGTGGAGATAGTATAATCAACTTAACTGCAACAGCCTTATTCCGAGCGATGGGGCTGTTTTTGTATGTAAAAAAGGTATGTGCGCATGAGGCGAAACGCTAATAATTATACAAGACAAGATATAATTATACACAAAAGGCAGAAAAATTACGGGGGTAAGACTTTAGGGGGTGAATAAAAGGTGAATAAAAGGAGGGTGGCAGACGAGCTAACACCTGAACAAGAGAAATTTGTGCAGGAATTAATAAAAAGGAAAAGCCAAAGGGAGGCATATAGAGCCGCTTATCCGGGCAGCAGGAAATGGCTTGACAAAACTGTTGACGAGAGGGCAAGCAGACTGTTTAATAAAGACAAGGTAAATGCAAGGTATTGGGAGTTGCATGACAGGCTGACAAAAGAGTCGGAGGATGAGTGCATTATAGACGCTAAAACCATTTTAAGAGAATTGGCGGCGATTGCTACGGCCGACATTATAGATTATGCACAGGTTGTTGATGATGGGGGCGGCGGCAAGGTGGCATTGGCCGTTACCGATACAATCCCGCCGGAAAAGCGCAGAGCGATTGCAGGCATAAAGGCAACGCAGGCCGGTGTTGAGATTAAGCTTAACGATAAACTAAAAGCATTGGAATTACTTGGACGTTATTTAGGACTATTTACCGACAACGTTAAAATGACCGTTGACAAGGTGATGGTGACTGATGACGTATAAGGTTAGCCTTAAACCGCTATTGGCTCCGGCGTTTCACGGGCTGCATAAAGATATAAAAGCAAACGCACACACCCATTATTTTATAAAGGGCGGGCGTGGCAGTACGAAATCCTCGTTTGTGTCCATTGAAATTATTTTCGGAATGATGAAGGATGAAAACGCGAACGCTATTGTGTTTCGTAAGTTCGGCACGGACCTTAAAGAGAGCGTGTTCAACCAGCTTTTATGGGCGGTTGATATGTTAGGGGTGTCCGGATACTGGGAAAGCAAATTATCACCTTTGAGATTGATATACAAGCCTACAGGGCAGGAGATATTATTCAGAGGTGTTGACGACCCGCAAAAGCCGAAATCGATAAAGCTGCGAAAAGGTTATTTCAAATTTATCTGGTACGAGGAAGCGGACCAATACGAGGGCATGGAAGAAATAAGAACGATTAATCAATCGTTATTAAGGTCAGAGGGCAAGGCAAAAGTATTTTACACATATAACCCGCCGAAGTCGGTCCAAAGCTGGATAAACAGGGAAGTTAATATACAACAGGATAACAGATTAATACATCACAGCACATATTTAGACGTTCCCCGGCAGTGGCTTGGGGACATATTTTTTGCTGAAGCGGAATATTTAAAACAAAACAATGAGCAGGCATATACGCATGAGTACCTGGGCGAAGTAACCGGCACAGGCGGCGAAGTATTTGACAATGTAGTAATCAGAGAGATAACGGACGATGAAATAACCGGCTTTGATGTTATCCGCCGCGGTCTTGATTTTGGTTTTTCGGTTGACCCATGCGCTTATGTGGAGTGTTATCTGCACAATTACAAGCTATATATTTTTAAAGAGTATTATGCAGTGGGCGCAGGATATGACACGTTGGCGGAAAACATAGCTAAAAATGAGTTGATATACGCCGATAGTGCCGAGCCGAGAAGCATTTTTGAGTTGCAACAGCGTGGATTAAAAGTGGTGCCGGCGATAAAGGGCAAGGGGAGTGTAAACTTCGGCATCCGAAAACTGCAGGATTTGCGGGAGATAGTTATAGACAGTAAGAGGTGCCCCAACGCTGCAAGGGAGTTTGTGGAATACGAAATAGAGCGTGATAAAAGCGGCAACTTTAAAGCGGAGTTTCCGGATAAAAACAACCATTTGATAGACGCTGTAAGGTATGCACTTTGCGATTGGATAGTAAAGGACAAGCCAAAGGCAGTTGACACAAGGACAACGGAACAAAAATTTTTCAACGAACAGCCAAAGCCGGATATGTACGGCAGGGGCGCAAAGGTAAATCCAAAATCATTATGGGGGTGATGATGTGCAGGTGTTATATTTCGTTGCAGTAGCTATTTTGGCGGTGCTATTATACCGTCAAGGCTTAAAAGATGGGCAGACGGTATCAAAGGGCGAAGCTATAAAAACAACCCTTAAAATGCCGTTTAAACGGCCAGAGAGCGCCGAGCAAAAAAAGGTTATTAACGGACTTAAAAATATAATTTCCTACGGAATGGGAAGTGATAAGAAGTGAAGGAAATAACGACTAACGAATGGGATTTATACCAACGTGGCGTAGACTTTAAAAACCGTATTGGGCTTTATCAAACGTCACAGGACAACAATAAATTCTATCAGGGAGACCAATGGCAAGGAGTGGAAAGCGAAGGCTTGCCTACTCCCGTTTTTAATATCATCAAGCCTGTTATTAGGCATAAGGTAAGCTCAATCATGCAAAATGATGTTAAAATCGTTTACTCATGCGGCAATGCAACGGCACCTAATTATGCGGAGTTGGAGCAGTTTGCCGATATACTCACCAAATACGCCGCTGTCATGTGGGAACGCTTAAAAATGGATTTTCTGAATGAGAACGTGTTAAAAGATGCCGCAATACAAGGCGATGGAGTTTGTCATTTTTACTGGGATGATGAGGACAACAACATAAAAGCGGAGCTGATAGACAACACGAATATATATGTGTCTAATCAGAATTATGCGGATATTGAGGACCAAGAGTATATTATAATATCTTACCGCCAAAACGTTTCAAAGGTGCGCAAGGAGGCGGAGAAATACGGCGTAAAGGACGTCGATTTGATTGTTGCCGACACCGACACGCAGGAGCAGGCGGGTGAATGGGTGGAACTGCAGGACGAGGGAATGTGCATCGTGCTTTTGAAATATTGGAAAGAAAAGGGCAGGGTGCATTTTCGCAAGTCAACAAAAAGTGTTGTTATAGTTGAGGATGAGGACACGCTGCTAAAAAGATACCCGATAGCCTTTTTCAATTGGGAAACGGTTAAAAATTCGTTCCACGGCGTTTCAGATGTTACGGGGCTGATACCTAATCAGAAGTATGTCAACACAATAGCGGCCCTTATCCAGTTTTCCACAATGCATACCGCTTTTCCGAAAATGGTTTACAATTCAAGCCTTATTGACAATCCCGATAATGCGGTGGGTGTGGCGATAGGGGTAAACGGTGCGGAAAACGTTAAAAACATGATAGACTACATTATACCGCCTGCAATATCAACTGACGCTTTTAAAATGTTTGATACCACAATTAAATTAACGCAGGAGATGATGGGGGCGGGAGAGGTGGCGCTCGGTAACATTAACCCCGAAAAGGCAAGCGGGCGGGCGATACTTGCCATTATAGAGCAGTCCGCAATACCGCTTGAGAGCATACGCAGGCGGTTTTTCAACTATATTGAGGATATCGCCCTGATTTGGGCGGATATGTGGCAGGTACACTCACAGGACGGCTTGCAAGTGACTTATGAGGGCGACAATAACGATATGCAGACGGCCGTTATACCGCAAGAGGTATTTGACGAACTTATGCTTGAAACCCGAATAGACGTGGGGCCGTCAACAAGATGGACGGAACGGGCATTGATAGAAACCCTTGACAACCTGCTGATGAATAAATTTATACCTTTTGACTGGTACGTTGAGCTTATTCCGGAGGGCGCTGGCCTGCCGAAGGCGAAATTGAAGGAACTCATAGAACAGGCACAGCA